ATAAAAGACTCTCTTTTTCGGATAAATAGTTTATACCCCCCCTACCCGAAAATTGATTGAAGGGAGGGGTCAAACTACAATCTGTTACCCTCCCGCGTATAAATTTTTTTATAAAGTCTTTTTGTTGGTATAGGTGTATTTTATAATAATTTTTTTGATATAGATAAAAGTGATATCTTTGCGATATGAAAGACTCGATGTATATAAGCTCTTTAGGGAGTATAGAATGAAATCCTTGTTGTTAGAAGCAGGGATTTCTTGATTGTGGTTTATAGGGCTTTATACTGTTTGGTATGGAGTCTTTTTTATTTTATATATTTGTTGAGTAATAATATAAAAGTCAGACATTATGAGTAAAAAGAAGACTACGGGTGATTATTTTGAGCCCATACCGGAGGTAACGCCAATGGTAGAATTTGATGAAACAGCGGAGTACAATTCAGCACCATTAGAGCTTACCGAGGAGTTGGAAGAAGAGCTTGTTGGTATAGAGAGGGAGAAGGATAAGATAAGGGAGAGTATTCGTTCCCATACGGAGCATTACTTGAATGGTTTGAATGAGTGGAAGCTGATAGCAAAGACATATAATAACACGTTAGATTACGAGCATACTACTATGGCTATGGTTGTAGGCGAGGGTGTTTTAATGTGTTTAAAGGAGGCTGTAGGGCAGAAGATGAGTACTACGATGTGTTATGTACCTGGTGTAGAGATATTGTCTATGGAAGATGGTAAATATTGTATTAAATAAATTAAAAGTTCAGAAATAATGAGTAAGAAGATAAGTTTTATAAGTACGGATAAGTTACAGGTGTATGTAGAGTTGTTACAGAATATGGCGTATGACATACAGGATGTTGGAGTAAAGGCGAGTTTGGCTGAGAGTCATGGTGCTATTACTAAGGTTGAGAAGGACAAGTTACATAAGGAGTTATATTCGAAGATAACGAAGATAGATGCGGCATTATTGGATTCCTTAACGGAGTTGAATAAGCGATTAAAGTCAGATATGGGATTGCCATATGGTTTTCAGGAGATTAACAAGTTTTTGTTGAAGTATAAGGATACGCATCCGGACATTTATTTAACGGAGAGTGAGTATAAGTTTAAGAAAGCGGAGAGTGACAAGAAAAATATGATAGAGGATGCTAAGGTTATAGTGGACAAAAAACTAAAAAAGGCGTAATATGTATTTAGTAGAGCTTGATCCTTTTACTGGTCTTACGAGAGTTGATGGAGAGTTTGATGGCATACGTGCTGTTAAGGAGTTCCGAGATATTATCAACAGTGAGGAATTGGGTGTTGCTTGTTTTACGGCTATTGCATTGACTGTAGATTACTTAACGCCTATAATGTATTATAGGGAACACGACAGACCTTATAAGGCTATGGAGTTGGCTACTAATGGTAATCGTAGGGCTTTTGAGTGGAATCAGGAATTGATACAGAAAGCGTTGATAAAGTATGATGAGTTACAGTATAATGCTACTGTAGAGGAAAAGCGTGCTTTAGACTTTATGTTATTGGAGAAGTTAAAGGAGATAAAAGTTCAGAAAGAGGCGAATACATTTGTACCTATAGAGGAAGCTACTGATGATAACATAGAAGATTTGATAATGGAATTTCGTGACATCAAGAGGCTTTTAAATGAGGTAGAATGGGATAAGTTAAACAGAAAGGAAAAAGACTCTATATTGCGAAAGGCGAATATTTATGTTATCACACCAGAGAATAGGAGTCGAGAGGAAGCTCATAGGGTACGTGATGAAGAGAAGATGATGTCATTGTTCAAGCAGTTAAACACCATAAAGTCATTAATAGATAATTTTAATAGGGCAAATGAGGGGAATGATATTTACGCAGAAGGACCTGTAAGGAATGGTTATAAATTAACCAGGCTTGAAGAGAAAGCTGAAGATAAAAATTCTTTTTACCACGCTGGAAGATAATTGGATAGTGTTTTTTCTGACTTTTACTTTGTCCAATTTTAGAGAGGTTATCTTGTATAGCCTCTCTTTTTTTTTTAAAATTAAAAACGGAAAAAATTGAAAACATTATAAATGGATATTTATAATACGGAAAAACTTGGGAACATAAAGAAAGGGATATATAAGGGAAAGGGAAATAAAATTAAAATTATATATCTTTGATAAGTAAATTAAACGAATAAATGAGTGTAGTTACAAAACGATTTGACCCAAAGAGTGTTTTAAAAAATAATCTAAATGTTCGTTCTAAAGTATATCATACTACAAAGAAGAACAATTACTTTGAATTTGAGATACCAGAAATTGATGGTTTTGATGCACGTAATTATTCACCATTAGTCTATCAGGAGATACCACCATTAGAGCGAGGTACATTAGCATATGATGATTTTTGGGATGAACAGGATAGGCGTTGTTTGGAGGGATATGAACCTACTATTAACGGTGTCAAATATCCACGTATAACTGGTCCACATTATTTTTATCTGAATATGCTTCAGATAATGATGTTAAAGCAAGGAGCTACACAGAAGAAATTGGATTATCCATTTTACAGAGTGTTAGATCACTTGCTTTTTTTAGAGATAGAGAAAGCTGGACTGTTAGGTTACGGAATTATTATTGGTAAGGCAAGACGTATGGGATTGAGTTATATTGGTGACTGTATGACTTTATACAACTTGTTATTTTTCTTAGATGCAGAAACAGCTATTGGAGCTGGTAAGGAAGATAAGGCTACAGATTTATTCAAAAAGGTTATAAAGTCTTTAGAGAATTTACGTGAGGAATATAGAGTAAGCTACAGAAAAAACAAGACAGAATTAAAGTTGTCTTATAAAATCAATGAGAACAAAGTACAGCAAGATGCTGGTATCAATTCTCAATTAACAGTGAAAACATTTTTCAGTGACCCATCAGCATTTGAGGGTGGTAGTTACAAGTTCTTTATTTTTGAAGAGATAGGACTACAAGACAATTTGATAAAATCATATAAGGCGAGTGAGCCTTGTTTTATGGAGGGTGGTACTCAATTCGGAGTTCCTTTAATGTATGGAACAGGTGGAGAAGTAGATAAGGGTTCGCGTGATATGAAAATTATCTATGAGAAACCTGAAGCATACAATATGAAGAAGTTGTTTATTCCTGCATATTTATATTATCCTGGTTCTGTAGATAGTGAAGATGAGGAAGAAGACAATGTAAACTTCTTTAACCCTATTACTGGGCGTACAGATGAAGTAGCTGCATTAAAGCATATTTTAGAGAGAAGAAAAAGAGCGAGTACATCGCGTGATGGTTATATCAAAGAGGTACAGAGTAGGCCAACGGAAGAGGCTCATTTATTTCTAAAGACATCAGGAGGGCAGTTGAATCGTATTATCTTAAACGGACAACTACAAAATCTTTATGATGGTGTTAGAGCTTACACACCTAAAAGGGGTAGATTAGAATGGGTTTATGACAAGTCTTTAAACTCTCAACTATCAAGATGTCAAACACAAAAGGAAAAAGACAAAATACATATTCTATACAAGAGTAAAGTAGATTTTATAGAAGATGAAAACGGTACTTTTTGGGAGATAGTAAAACCTATCAATACTGATGAAATGCCTTATCCAGCAGATATAGGTGGTACAGATAGTTACGATGAGATTGTTCCTGAAGATACAGGTTCTATGGGTGCTACATTAGGGTATCGTGTTTTCAATGGAACTACTAAAGATTACAATATGCCTGTTGGATTGGTGTATGAGCGTGGTGATGCAAGTAGTGACGATACGTTCTATTCTAATTCTTTAAAGTTCTGTGTACGTTACAATATGCAGACATTAGTAGAATACTCAAAAATTCTCATTATCAATTACTTTGAAGATTGTGGAGCGCAAAAGTATCTAAAGTTAAAACCTATCTTACGTAATGAGGCTATCGCTAATAAAGGTAGGCAGACTTATGGTGTTCACGTAAAAGGAGAAATGAAAGGTATTATTACCAGGTTATTAAAGCACGAAGTAAATCATAATACGATGAATTATTGGTTAGATTTAATTTTATTAGATTTGATAGAATATGGAGATGGTAATACGGATATAGCAATGGCTTTAGGAATGTGTTTAATTTCTAAATTGGATATGTTCGAAGAGATCACTGATGATTTAGATGGGGAATATGACGAAGGTGATGTATTACGAGATATGGAATATTACACTTTGGATAGTGCTGGTAATTTGGTAGCTGAAACTTATGGGTTAAGTCCAAGCAGTAATTCAGATATTGATATCTTTGACCCACGAAAACATCTCACCGGAGAGGAAAGAGAAAAATATCTTAACTTTATAGCGATTAAAAAGGAAAAGATAAAGGAACAGAAAGAACAGCAACGAGAAAAGCTAAACAATTCTGAAGACCCATTTCAGAAATCAATACAAAATGAAATCCTAAAACGAGAAAAAAATGACTTACGAACAGTTTGAATTGCCAAATCAAAGGATGCCAGAATCTAAATGGACAAAGAAGTTGTATTTAGAGCACGCTAACAAAATGATTGAATATATCGGTAATGATGTTTTCACAAGACGTAATGATAGTATTTCAAAATATTACAGACGTTATTCTTGTGAACTAAGTCCGAAAGAAGTACAAGCCAATGACTCTTTAACCAAACAGTATGGTTTTGATTTAGGTGTTGAGTATATGATTTATCCATTATGTGAAATGGTAGTAGACCAATTGGTTAGTGAGTATATTTCTGTTCCTATGCGAAAGAAACTATATTCTATTAATAAATCGGCTATCAATTCAAAACTTGATGAGAAAGTTAAGTATATCAATGAAGAAATATTTAGGGCAGAGAATGAGAAGCTTGAAAACGAATTAGGTTTCATTCCTGAAACAGAAGATCCCGATATAGATTTACCTGACGATATAGAAGAATTTTTCGCTAAAGATTATAAGACCCAAGCGGAAGAAATTGGAGACGATATCATAGAACAGTTTTTAGAAGTTCTTAAAGAAAAGCGAAAAGTAAAAACCTTACTTCAAGATTATCTTATCAGTGAGCAAGTTATAGCTACTATAGAAGAAAAAGATGGACACCCAACTATTCGCAGAGCTAAATATGATGAATGTTATATTGATGTTAATCCAGATGAAGAGATACAAAATGACATTAATATTTTTGCATATTTCCCTTACTACACAAAGAATGAAATTCTAAACAAATACAATCTTGATACAGAGCAATTAAAAACGCTTGATGAGATATTCGCTAAAATGGAAAGTGGAAAGCTTACCAATGAACCGTTTGATTTCGGAAGAAATAATGGTGTAGATAGTGTTGGCTTTAACAATTCTAAATCTGGAGTTTCTTATAGAAACTGGTACGATACCAATAGTAGAAATAGAATACGCGTTATGAAAATGCAATGGAAGTCACGTAAAGAGATACGTGCTAAAGTGCATACTAATCAGCATACTGGCGAAGAAATTTACACACTGATAGGAAAAGATGAGAAACCAAGAGCGCGTGATGTTATTAAAAAAACTACGATAGAAGTTATTCGTGAAGTAGAAATGATAGGTCCAGAATTGGTTTTAAAATATGGGGAGTGTAAAGAGCGTTTATCTTTTATAGATAACAAGAAGAAAGTAATGTTACCTGTTGTGAGTCTTATTGGAAGAAATACTATGTACACTGGAGAGATACGTTCTGTAGTAGCGAAAATAGAACCGCTACAAAAAATGGCTTCTGACTTACTATTTGAATTAAGACTTGCAATGAAAGCTAATGATGGGCGTATCTTAGTGTATGATACGGCTCAAACACCAAAGCAGTTTTTAGATCAAGGACCAGGAAAAGCATTAAACAGAGTATTGCATCACATCAAAAAAGATAAGATGTTATTATTCAATTCTAAAGACCATAAGTCCAGAGCTACTTTTAATCAGTTTACAGCATTAGATTTAAGTAATAGAGGTCAGGTAAAAGACATTATGGATGCTCTTATGTTGATGGAAGATTTAGGTAGAAAATTTGTAGGTTTATCTAAAGAGCGACAAGGAGAAGTAGGGCAGTATCAAACTAAAGGTGGAACAGATAGAGCTGTACAAGCTTCTAATGCACGTACAGAAGTTTACTTCAATCCTTTTGACGAATTTCTACAAGACCTATTAGGTAGAATGCTTATAAAATCTAAGTCTATATACAAATCAGGACAAGTATTCCAATATATATTTGGTGACTTAAAGACCAAGTTCCTTACAGTATTCCAAGAGTACTTTAATTCTGATTTAGGTATTTATTTTGGTAATAGATTTAAAGACCAAAAAGACAAACAGATTATTGATGGGGCAGCTCAACAAGCATTATCTAATGCTTCAGATAAAGAACTAATATTAGATTTGATAAATGTACTTCAGGGAGAAAGTGCATCAGAGAGTAAAGCTATTTTAGAGAAAGGATTGAGTACTTTCCAAAAGTTACAAGCTGAAAATGCAAAAGCAGCACAAGCCGCTGAAGAAGCTAAGATGGCTCATGAAATGGCTATTGAAGATAAGATAGATGAAAGAGGAAGAGAGAAAAACATCAACAATATTGAGGTTGCTCAAATCTATGCAGACAATAAAACGTTTAATGATACTCAAAAAATCAATTCACAAGAAGTACAAACTCTTGCTAAATTAAGTGTAGACCAATTAAAAGCAGAGAAAGATAGTATCGCTAAAGAGAAGAAAAGTGAATAGTTAAATATTTGCTACATTTGTTATAAATAAAAATCAGAAAAACAAAAATTATGGACCCAAACAACATTCAATTAGAAGAAGGACATTTCCAAAAAGAAAATGATGCCCTTGAAAATGAGTTTAAAGAGCAATTTGAACAAAAGAACGTTCCTTACACTGGAGGTATTAATCCTGACGATAAAGATATTGATGCAGCTGATGAACCGAATGGTGATGAAATCGTTGACTTTAAGTATGATGATGCTTTAGCACAAGAGGAAGCAGAAGAATTGGCAGAATTAAATATGAAATTAGGTTCTGACTTTAAGACTTTAAACGAACTTAAATCAAGTCTAAAAACTGCAGATACTAAAGATGAGCAAACAAGTATTGATAGAGAGAAACGTTATATCACTTATTTCAAAGACCTTTTAAACGAATCAAAGTATAATGATTTGCAATTAGTTACAGAAGATAAGAGGATAGCCGCTATTAATAATAACGAAGACCCTAACGATCCTTTTGTAAAAGAACGTATTGAGGAAGAAGTGGAAACATTAAGCAATAGTGGTATGATGCAATATGCAGCAAAAGCTATTAAAGATAGTTTACGAAATTCTTTAAAAGAAAAAGAAACAGTAGTGAACGCTTATGAAAATGGAAAACAATTAAGTGAGAAAGAAAAAGCTGATGCTTTTAAACAGAACTTGCAAGAAGGATTGAATGACATTTACAAACAAGGAAAATTTTTAGGTGTACAACCTACAAAAGAAGATATGATTAATATCTATAAAGATATTAGCAAAAACAAACATATTGAACATTTGAAAGCAAATCCAAAAGATGCTGTCGAGTTTGCGTTATTTAAGAAATATCGTGAGGTAATCATGAAAAACTTAGAGAAACCAAACTTTAATGCTGGAGTTCAGAGCGCTCTAAACGAGTTAGGAATGTCAAGTTCTGAACCAGGCAAATCAGGGGGCGACACCTCCAAAAACAGCGATGATGGCGAGCTTAGTTTTTTACAAAGGTTTGCAAAATAAACGGTAGGCAAAGCTAACCGTAGCAAATCTTTTAAAATTCAAAGAATGTAAGATATGAGGTGCCATTCCTAAAGGCAAAGCTATTAGGGATTAAACCATTTTTAAAAACAATTTATAAACCCTTTAAAAATTTAAAAATGGGAACATTATTAAGAGGTATTAGCGAGAGATTTAATCCGCAAATACACACTGAAGATAAGTCTTTGACCGTTAATATGGCAAAGCATATGGAAATCAAAAATAAATCTTTTGATTTATTCGCAACTAAAAACAAATTCATCTCCTGGCTTTATGCTACAGGTCGTGTGAATATGGGTGCTCAAAATGGAAAAGTAATGAAAGCTTCTAATAGCATTCATGATAATGCTTTTCGTATAGCTTATAAAGGCTCTTTGTTTATCCCTGCTTATTCTTGGGGGAAAGCTACTTTCTCTACATCAAAAGCAGAACTTGCATCTATTATTGATATGACAGCATCAGGTGCTGGTGTAACTTATGGAACTGGAGTTACTGTAGCAGCTGATATTTCACATAACGTATTATGTGCTATATCTGTAATGCATGACCCTGCTAACAATATATTTGGTGACAAGTATAATGAAGGTGATGTTATTGCTTTAGGAAATTACTTGGGAACAAGTATTATCGTTGCTGGAGATATTGGACCAGATGGTGGTTCAAAAAAAGCTGCAAGTGGAGATCACTATGTAGTTTATGGTAAAGTAAGTTCTAAATCAGGACTTTTTGATGCGGATCATTTAGCAGCCGGAGAATTATTAAGTGAAGCTGGTAACAGATTTGGTGAAGGTTCTGAAAGAGGTTTCCAAAGAGAAAGACGTACTAAATGGAGAATTAACTATTCTTTTATTTCAAGAGCTACGTTGACTATTACTGGTTCAGCTTTAAATCAAAAAGTTGCGATTATCTATAACGATGAAACTAAAGCCACTATGTGGGAATTAGAAGCTGTTATGGACTTACGTGAGAAACACGCTATTGATATGGAAATGGGTGCTCGTCATTCAAGAATGTCAATGGACCCAAGTTCTCATTCATGGTACGAAAATTACGGTACTAACTTACTTACATTAGAAGGTTTCACTTCTTCTATGGGTATTGTTGCTCCTGTAGTTGGTGATGGTTGGATTCCTCAATTAGAGGATAGTTTCACTATTGGTTATGATCCTAACAATGATTTAGATATCGCTGTTATTGAATTGTTCATTACTATTCTTGCTCAAAGAGCTCCGAATGGTTCTACTGGAAATACGTTTGTTATTTTAGGAGATAAGTTAGCTCATATCAAGATTGATAAAGCGCTTAAATTACTTATTGGTTTCTCACAACCAGGAGTTACTTCTACTAACAATACCAGAATGGTATTTAACGAAAGAACAGGAACTTCAAATAAAGTTGGTTTCACTATTGATAAGTACACGTACTTAGAGAATGATATTATCTTTATTGAAGATGAATTATCTAACCACCCAGCCTTTGCACCACAAAATGGTGGTATCATAGGTACTGGAACAATGTATGTGCTTAATGCATCTATGGTAAACGGTGTTTCTAACATTGACTTGTTAGCTCGTAACGATAGAGAATTGAGAGCAAAATATATTGATGGTATGCACTCATTAGATGCATCAAGAAACAACTCTTCTGTTGCTTTTAGTGGATTTGATGGTGGTCGTTTTGACTTATTAAGTGAAGTATTACCAATTATATACTCAACTGAAAGTTGTGGTATCATAAAAGCAACTGCGAAGTTTGCTGGTGGTGCTTTACAAGCTGAAGCTGTAGCCAGTGAGAAAGCTGCTGTTTGGCATTATTAGAATACCTTTGGATAAGGGGAGCAATACTGCTCCCCTCATTCATTTAATTAAATAAAAATCAGAAAACAAATGGAAAATTTAGAAGAAAAGATTAGAAAGCCGCAAGCGTGGCACACTATTGACATTAAAGGGAAATGGAAATTAGTCTACAGAGTAGGGAACAGTCAAGGTTCATCTGCTTTTGGTGGATATCATTTAGGAACTTATTCAAATCCTTTCAATGGACAGAAAACATTTTTAAGAAATGTTGATAACCAAGCGTTACAAGGAATAATGATAGACAAGATTGTCAGAATATTAAAGCCAGAAGAAAATGAAAATGAAAAGCTTTTAATAAGTTGGTTATTATGTCACCCTGAAGTTGCAGTATCTGGAGTTCCTGATTTAGATGCTAAAATTTTAGCAAAAAAAGTAACAGGAAAATTAACATTGACTTATACTGACTACGAAGAAGTAGGAAGATTAGAACAAGAAGATTACATAGATAAGTTGGTAGGTCTTTTAAGTTTAGATGGAGGTACTAAAGCAATCTCATTGACTAAACTTAGATACATTATGGCTCATCTTAATTTAACATATAGGGTTCCAAGATTTGATTCTGAAACAGAGAAAAAATCATTGCGTTCTATGTTAAAAGCATATGCAAGAAATTCTATGTCTAATGCTAAAGCTGTTAATCAAGCTATAAAGCATATAGATATGGCACAAGACACTTATGAATTTAAAGAAATGGTACGCTTGAAAGTTATCGAGTTTGTATCAGGAGTATATAGATTCAATAATACACCTATTGGTGGTTCACAAGAAGCTGTTACAAATTTCTTTGATTCGCATCCAGAAGTTAAAACAGAAATCTTAACATTATTGTACAAACAATTAACATAATTTATTATGGCTTATACAGTAGATTATCTTTATAAAAAAGTATTAGATGGAACTGATAAGATTGGTTCTGATTTTTTTACCATTCCTTATGTAATGAGTAAATTAGAAGCGGCTACATATGGCTTCATAGGAGAAACGATAAAGTATGTGGAGAATACCCAAGAAATAAGAGATGATTTATCAACACTGTATAAGCCTTTTAAATTACCTGTAGTACAAGATAGTGAAAACCCTGATTTTAAAGTTGTAGCAACGCCTAAAGACTATGTTCATTTACTTACTGCTAAAGTAGTAGATGCTGATGTTCAAGTAAGAGAAACTACATTGATAAGAAATGGTCAAGACGAAATTTACACTATAGACCCTGACACTAAACCAAGTGCCGAATATCCATTGCTTTCAGTATATGCTAATTACTTTAAGATATTATCACCTGGCAATCCAACTCATTTACAAGGAGCTTATATTAAGAAACCTACTTTTGGGAAGTTTGGGCCACAAGATGATATAGAAACTGAAATTGCAGTAGACTTACCAGACAACTCAACAGAGAAAGTTATAAAGATACTTATCAAAGATATTTTTGTATCGACTGCTGACCCAAGAGCTGAATTAGGTTTTAAAAATGAAGAAACATATAGACATAGACGTAACTAATGGGAACAACTGAAGAAAGTATTGTATATCAATTATTAAGTGCTGTTAGAGCTTCTGAATTAAGCAATGATGAAGTTATTACAGAAAGACGTATTCGTTCTTATTTAAGAACACATAGAGCAAACTTAATAAGCAAATCTACTCTTGAAGGTAGATTGATTGGAGATGATTGTTTTCAGTCAGTGCCATTATCGTTTAGTAGATTAAATAAATTAGAATGGATATCAGTAGTTCCAAGTATCATAGGTTTATATGATAATTTTGGAATGAAACTAACAAGTCCAGGTTTTGAAAACATCACAATTCTTTCAGAAGAAGATTATCATTTAAACAAGAAAAACCCTGTCAATAAATTTTTAGCTTCTGCAAAAGTCTTTAATTCTGTATTGACTATTCGTGTTCCAGACCCATCACCATATGCTATGAATGGAGGGAACTCAAATAAGACGATGCTATCTTGTTTAGTCAATAATAAAGATAAGATAATGATGTCAGCAGTATTAGACAATCCAGATGATGCTATTGATTATGATTGGACTAAAGATGCATATCCTTGTCCACCTGAATTAATACAGGAGATAAAAAATGAAGTTCTTAAAAGAGAATTTAATATTATATTAAGTACAAAACCAGACCAAGTACCGAATGCTAAGAATGATAATTTAAGATACCATGATCAAGGCCAAGTACAGCAATAATGTTGGTATAGATTATTTCTATGAGAAATTTAAGAAAGGAAAACACTTCTTTCCTAAACATTTCTTTTTTGGGTTAAAGACTTTAAAGAAGAAAGTACCTGTAGATGAGAAATTACATATGCGCATTGTTAAAACGTATTTAGATATTTATTTTAAAGATTTCTACAAGAGTAAAGAGCCTTTTTACTTTCCATTATCAGGAGAGATAGTAAAAGTTAAAGGAGCTAACTTTCTAAGAAAAAAATCAGAGAGTGTTGTTACAGATGTTATTAATTGGGTATGGTATTTAAGACCAGCTTTTAATTACTTTAGTAACATTAAGATAATAAAATTAAGAGGGAACTCAAAAATAACATCACTAGAGAAACAATACAAAGAAGATAATGATGTAGCTTTATTAATGGACACCTCAAAATTTTTAGAGCAATTGAATTTAAACAATAAACTATACATACAATGACAAGCGGAATCGTATATTTTGAAGAGATTGTAGAAAACATCAAAGATGCTACTGGCTATGGTAACTTACGACCTTATTACAATCGAATAAAAAGATTTATATTCAACGTGGAGAATGAAATCGGTTATGGTGGTGTCGTTGTTTTAAAGAAAAAAGAATATACTAAAGGAGACCAATTATATGATGGAAATCGTTTAATAGTTCCTTTTGATTTTTTATCTGAATGGAGTGCTGGAGATTTATCTTTAGGAGTAGTTCAAGGAAATGTATTACAACTTTATGATAACGGTCCTGACAAATTAGACTTCAAATATTTAGGTTTTCTATTAGATGAAAATGGCAATCCGTTTACTACAAGAAACAGACTTAATGCTGTAGTAGCTTATGCTGTTTATAGATTATATTCTCAACAAGTATTTATGCGTAAGGGAGCTGCTAATCAATATCAAATGTATCGTGAAGAATATTTTGATAGAGTATTAGAAGCAAGAGGTGATGATGCTTTCCCAACAGAAGAACAATGGAATCAACTTGGTGCTATTAAAAATGGTGGAGCATTTGAAGCTATGACAAATTGTGGAATGAGAACTATTTATCAAGGTGTTTATGATCCTTCTGTTTTAAATACTGATGGAGCACAAGAAGAATTAACGTGTGTAACATTCATAGAAGCTATTAGCACTACGAATATGACCGTTATAGGTGTTATATCTCAATTAACAAAAACATTTATTATAGGTGTATCTAATGGTGATACAATGCTATATGGTAATATATGGGATAAAGACACAATGGTTGGTGTATCAAATGGTAAAACAACTATCGCTGATGCTACATTATTAAGTCCTACAGAAGCTACAGGAACAACAATACAGATAAGTGGTAGTGCTAATGGTAGTTCTAATATTATTGCTTATACAGTTAAAAACAGTAAGCTTGAAGGTCGTAGTATTGCTAATTCTTATGTTCCAGGAACATTATCTCCACAAGCAACAATACGTTGTTATACTGGTATATATGAATTTGGAGACCCTCAACATTTGTTAGGTGGTGTTGTACATTATGTTGATGAATATGGAAACAATCAAGTGAAAGGAAATATATGGCTTAATGAAAGTGTTACTTTCCTTGCTAGATCAATTATAAGTGTTACAGATTGTTACGTATGTGGTAAAACTATTGCAGAGTCAGTAAATGTTCAATTTATAATTACGATAAATCCAAATGAATTATGGGAAGGACAAAAATTATCAGATTGGTATGTAGATTTTAATACATCTATACAAAATGGTGTAAGAAAAAGGTTTAATCAATTGCTTTCAGATGCAAGTTCTCCTGATGGAAGTCTACAAGTATATTATATATGCGGTACAAAAATTAATGGATATGCTAAAACATCTATTGCTCCTTTACAATTAATAGGAGCAACTATTATTGTAGATGAAACAAATTCCCCTTGTGACTTTATAACATAGTAAAATTAATTAAAAATAAAAATAGTAAATTTGAATATTAATAATAATCCTTAAATTTTTTAAATCATGAGTAAATCAAATTCATTCGAAACACAGTTGTTACAACATTTGTTCAACAACACATCTATCGCCAATGTAGGTGATGCTACAGGATTGCCTGCAGCAGCAGCACCTGGAAACCTTTATGTAAGATTGTACACTTCTGCCGTAGTTGTAGATGATGCTACTATCGGTACTGAATGTGCATACACAGGGTATGTAGCAAGAGGTGTAGCCGTACCACGTACAGCTGGTGGTTGGACCGTTGCAGGAAATAACGCTTCTAATACAGCAGCAGTTACTTTTGGTGCTTGTTCAGCTGGTTCTGAAACAGTACGTTACTTTGCTATCTGGAAGGACAATACAACTACAGCAGATGCTCAACGTTTGTATTGGGGTCAGTTAACTTCTGACTTAGCTGTTAGTGCTGGTATCACACCTGAATTTGCTATTGGAGCATTAGATGTGAACGAGGACTAAACCTTGTAATCTTATTACTAAAGCTGACCTCAATGTGCTACCTTGGGGTTGGCTTTTTTTAAACTTTTCAATATTGGTTTATGGCTATATTAACAAAATTTGCATCAGCGTTTACACTAACAACTGGGTTTAATGATAACTTCACTAATCCACAAAATGCGTATGCAACAGATGGAGTTTTTGCCACTAATACAGATAGTAAACCGAGAAACAGAGAATTTGCTACGAATTGGAGAGGTTTTGATTTTTCAGCTATTCCAACGGGATCAGTAATAAATTATGTTACGATTACAAATTGGGTAAAAATATCCTCAGCTAATACTTCAGGGCAATGGCGTAGTTCTGTTTGGGCTGATGTTACGGTTGCAGCAGCTTTAACAGCAGGGGTAACTGGTGCTATTGGAGATAATCAACAAGTGTTTCCTACTACAAGCACAACTCTTGCGAATTGGAATTATAATATGCCTACTCTTCCAACATTAGCACAATTAAAAGGAGCTAATTTTGGAGTAAGAGTTCAAGCGGCACAAGGTGGTAATGGAACGATTTATACCTATTCAATAGATTCGATTTCTATAACCGTTGATTATACGCCACCTAATTTTAAGCCAACAATAGTTTTAAATACACCAGCTAACTCAGCTATAGGGCAAAGCCTAACCCCAAAATTAGAATTTACGGGTTCTGATGTAGATTTAGATACTTTAGAATATGAAGTTCAGATTGATACTGTTAATACATTTGACAGTCAAGGTTCTACACCTTTAATAAATGCCTTATCTTCTGTACCCGATGCAGGTTTTTTAAATACTGTTAATGGTGGAGATACGCATCCGTTTAATAATAATGAGAAAATAAGTTATACGGTTCAAAGTGCTAATAAATTAACCGCAGTAACACAACACTATTGGAGAGCAAGAGCATTTGATGGTATTGATTGGAGTGATTGGAGTGCCTTTAGAAGTTTTACTACCCTTAATAATAGATTAATAGGTTTATCCTCTTCTGCAATAACAGTCACAGGTAATTTAACTGTTCAAGTAAGTGGGGAAATTTCTGGTAATACAAATAAGAGGTTAATTTATACTTATGATTTCGATGGGAGTGATGCTACCGCACTTGATGCTGATGGGGTTTGGACTGACGAAATAAATATACAAGATGGGAGTCTTGCTACTTATGGTTCTACATCTACTGAAGGTAGTAATACTCTTAATAATGTTAAAATTGAGGGTACAAATGCACCTTTATTAGCTATTCCTATTGATTATGTAGCAGCAAGAATGGATGTAGAAATAGATTCATTAGGAATGGATTCTACGGATAACTACATATTAAATACACCTACAGGTGGTTGGACTTGGGCTAAAATTCAAGCATTAGAAGTTATTCTATGGAAAAGTAATGTAATCACTTATACCAATATCCGTAGTGAAATTTATACTGATGGCTTAGGAGAAAAAGTATCACCTACTTATCTTACTCTAATAAAGATAGGAACAGTAGCTAAAGTATATAGAACTCAAATTGTAGTTGCTACTTTTGAAGAGATCGTATCTGGAACTACAACTACAGGTATTTTAACGGAAGCTGAAAATAGTGGAGCTCTTAGAGGTGTTATAAATAATGTTACCACTACAGTAGGTATTTTAAAAGGTAAGGCAAATTTAATAGGTGTTATTAATAGTTCTACTACTACAACGGTTACTTCTATAACTTTAAAAATTTATGTAGCTTCTAATGGTATTGCTACAGTTACAGGAGTTATTCATGCATATGCAAAAGCTTTTGGTGTATCAAATGGTGTTACTACAACCGTTGGTGTTATATTAGGTTACGCTAAAATATTTGGTATTTCTGATGTTATAGTATCTACACAAGGTATTTTAAGAGGTATAGCTAAAATGAATGGCGCTTCTAATACTTCTTCAACTACAGAAGGGATATTGGCTAATGGAGTTATCATACAGCCTATTGATGGAATTATAAATGGCATTGCTACGACTAATGCTATTTTAACAGCTAAAGGGATTGTACAAGCTGTATCTAATGTTGCTTTAACTGTTAGTGGTGTACTAAATGCAAGAGGTTATTTAGTTGGTGCAATCAATACATCTACTAATCTTACAGCTATACTTTTAGCAAAGGGAAAGCTGGTTGGTTCTGCCGATGGTTTAGGTTCTTGTGCAGGACTTCTAAATTCTAACCTACAAGGGAGTGTTATCGTTAATACAACGACTAACACTTTTGGTATTTTAACAGGTGATGGTGCACTTGTTGGTTCTTCAAATGCAACTAATCAACTTATAGGTTTACTTTCTTCTTCACTTCAAGCTGTAGGAACTACCAATGGTACTACAACAATTTCTGGAATATTACAAGCAAAAGGGGAGTTGAATGGGTTGAGTTTCAACCAATCAACCGAAGAGGGTATCTTAAATGCTATCGGACAATGTATTGGACAATCTATTGGACAGTGTACGATAGAAGGCTTATTAGTATCTAATATTATTTTTGGTACTGCTAATGGTAGTACTACTATAAGTGGTCTTATTTCACAAATAGTAAGTATTAGTGCTGTTAGTAATAATACGGCTTCAACATCAGGTTTACTAAATTCAAATCTTCAAGGTTCTGTAGTTGTCAATACAACTACAATAACCTTCGGTATATTAACTGCAAGTGGTTCACTTATAAGTGAAATTACATCAGTAACAACATTACAAGGCTTATTAAATGCTATAACGCAAATTCATGCTGAATCCAACGGTCTGACGACTTCTGTTGGTGTATTGCTTGGTAAAGCGAGTTTGAGTGCAAGCGTTAATAGTTCATCGTCAGTATCAGCAACATTAAATGGATTAGGAGTTAATGAAGGAACGAGTCAAGGTGCCACTTTGATTTCTGGAGTACTCTTAGCAAAAGGATCACTGAACGCAACTATTAACGCCACTGCCTCAACAACTGCTACTATCGGTAGTGGTGCTATGTCAGCTACCTCAAATGGTAGTAGTTTATTATCAGGGTTACTAAACTCTAATTTACAAGGCTCTGTAGTGGTTAATACTACTACGATTACAACAGCTACATTAACAGGTTTAGGACTACTTGAAAGCGTTACCAACGCTTTTGCGTATGTAGAAGGAATTATAAGTTCATTCGCTTTTATAATTGGAGAGAGCAATGGTCAGGCAACAACAGAAGGGATACTTACAAGTAATGCTATAAATGGAAACTCTTATGGTAGCACTACAACAAATGGTATTCTTACTGCTAAAGGAAATTTAAACGGAGAAATAAATACGTTAAGTATAGTTACTGCTATTCTTAATGCACTATCAAATACAATAGGTACTTCTAATGGATTAACAACGATAACCTCAATACTTAAAGGTAAAGGATTATTATTAGGTATATCGAATGGTGTTACTACGACCAGTGCTTCTATAAAGTCTATAGGAGCATTGGAGGGTAGTAGTTCATCACTAACAATTTTATTAGGTTTCTTAGAAGGAGTAGGCTCAATAGCTGGTAGTTCCAATGGACAGGCCTCAACAGAAGGTATTCTTATTAGCGATGCTATGGCTGGGATTGCTAATGGAACAGCTACAACACAAGGAATACTATCAGCTATAGGCTTATTATCAGGAGAGAGTAATGGTGTTACAGAACTGATTGCAGGACTATATCAAACAAACCCTATTTTCGGAACGATTGATGGAGATACTATATTGATAGGTATCTTAACGCAATCTACAGCTCTTTCAGGCACTTCTAATGGACTTTCTATTGTAAGTGGAATACTATTAGGTAAACGAGGTTTAGACGTTAAATGCTTCTATGAAGTGCATTATGTAGACCACCAATATTTGATTAAATATATTAATGTTAATTTTATAGTGCAATATTTGAAAGTTGAATATCTCACAAAATATAAGATTACTAATTTTGTAGTACAATATCTAACCGAAAAATATAACTCAAAATATAAATGCGATAAAAATGGATAAGAATAAAATCAAAAGAATAGATCGTGATACCAGCAAATTGAATTTTGTAATACGTTTTCCAAAAGGAAAGACTTATACAGATATTCAGGATATCATATTTTTGGTAAAAGAAACAGATGCTACTGCATTGGAAAACGCTTTAATTACAAAGCTGATGTCTAATTCAGAAATAGAATTGGTAGCACCTGAATCAGCATTAGTAAGCTTTACTACGAATGATTACGACCCTTTAGAAATAGCGACTCTTTATAGAGCTGCTTTATTCTGTAAGTGGAATGATACAGATGATTTTGATGAAAATGTAGAAAGGCTATTTGACTTTGAAATAACACAAAACTTTCATAATAATAATTAAAAATGACAGAGTACCTAAAAGATATTAATGGTAAAATCAGCATCAAAAGAATTTGGGCTAATAGGCTTATTTGGATTGGTGTAGCGATGAATATCGTTTATTTTATCTTATGGTGCCACGCTTATTATAGCGAAAAGAAATTGCTTGAATATCCAACAGAAATGATTTGGGGAATGTTAGGAAGTGGATTAGGTGCCATTGGTTTAACTGTAGTAGAACAAAAAACAAATATAACGTAGTAGTAATAATTAATCATCCCAATAATGACACAAGAAAAAAAACAACAATTGAAAGAGATATTGCCAACATGGCTAACATTAGGAAACATGATTTTGTTAATAGGCTTATTCTATGCAAGAGGACAAACAGATGAAGGTATGAGAAAAGACATTATTAATAATTCGAAAGAAATCATAGAAATTAGTCGTAAAATAGAAACGCATAAAAGCTCTGCTTATGAACATAGGTCTATGGATGATTTAATGATTAAATTTGTTCCGAGAGAGGAATTAAAAGCGACACTTGATAATATTGTAAAATCCCAAGACGAGATAAAGCAATTAATTAAAGAAAAATAATAAGTTATGAAACCAATCGTGAAAGTACATAGATTTTGGCAAGATGAAAATCAAACATCAGGAAATATTACTGTTATTAGTGCTGATGATAATTTTCCATTATATGCTTCTTTAGGTTTAGAAAGAGGCTGGAAAAATAATCAGAACAATATTAGTTGTATTCCTATTGGAACATATCAATTAAAGTTAGAATACTCACCGAGATTTAAAACAGACCTTTGGGAAGTTAAAGGTGTTCCGGGAAGAGCTGAATGCAAATTTCACGCAAGTAATTACTGGTTTCAATTAAACGGTTGCATAGCACCAGGTTTAAGATATAAAAATATGAACAACGACAATTATCGTGATGTTACTAATAGTTCTGATTCATTAAGAGCATTTCACGAAGCACTAAAACCCCATACGGAAGCAATTTTAATTATAACAGGAGAACACAAAATTAAATAGTATGAAAGAGGTTAAACGTTATTTAGTAAACTTAACAAGAGTAGATAAAGTTATTCTCATAATCTCTTTAATGTTATTAATATTTTTAATAAAAGAAATATGAAAGTAAAATTCGCAAATCGTTCAGAGAAATTATTAGTGATAGCAGCTTTTATAGTTTTAACTCTGATAACTTTAACAGCTATTCAATCAACAAGGAATAAATCTTTACGTGATACCATAAAAAGAAACACTGTTATTGTAAAAGAGCTTGAAGCTGTAAATGAAGATTTGATGGAACAGATAGATATCTCTGAAACATCAAAAGAAATTATGTTCCAGAAAATGGATAGTGTAGAGAAAAGTGAAACTTATTTTAAAAACAAGTATTATGCAACAAATGAAAAACTTAAAAGTATTCTTGGTAATTATAATAGCTCTTCTAATGCTACCAAAAATGAGCTATTCACAAACGCTGTCAATAACTGAAGTACAGAGAGATAGTATTTTTAATAAGATACAAAGAGGTGTTATCAATGCTGAACGTGTAGTTCATTTAAGAAGTGCTTTAAATTCTTGTGACTCTGTAAAGAAAATACAAACAGATATCATAGGAGTACTTGAATTTCAGAATAAATCAAAAGACATTATCATAACTAATAACCAGGTTATGATAAAATTATTAAAAGAGAATGCTACACTTGAAAAAAAGAGAGGTCGTAAGAAAGCCTTTTGGAGTTTTATTAAAGGAGTAGGAGTAGGAGCTGGGTTAGCTACTGCAGCAATAATTGTAATAAGTATATAAGATGGCAATAATCAAATTTAAAATAACAAGACTACCTAAACGAGCTATTCTAAAAGTAGATGCTGTTCCAATGGTATTAGGTCAAGAATATACGATACCTCAACAAGCTCAAATGACTTGTGATGTTTCAGACTTAGGTGTTCCTTATGATGATTTTGGTTATAAATTAGGTAACGATAAAAATATTTGGAGTGCTGAATATAAGTGTACTGTAAATGCAAATGTAGATACAGGTGCTTTCATTATCACTAATGAAGTCTTTGATGTTACTATCAATAATACAACAGCTATTCCTATTACGTTAGAGGACCAAGTAGACAGAATAACTATAGTTTCTCATAGTCCAAAATACGGAGAGCTTCTTATCAATGGTAGTCAAGCTATATTGGGTAAAACATATATGAGATATAATTATTTCAACCTACAATTTAGCTCTAATGCTAATTTGGACACGCAAAATATAGAGTCAATATTATCATATACAAAAGGAAATAAAAATGGTACCTCATCAGCGTGTACTTATACTTTTAAGACCACATCGAATTTATCAGGAAGTATTAATGGAATAGCAACAACATAATCATGAGCACACTTATAGGAAAAACAATAGTAGAAGAAGTAGGTAGTTCATTATATAGCTTTCCTCATGCGAACGCATATTATGAAAATAATGTTACAGAAACAGTTATAATTTCAATAGGAGCATTTATCAAACCAGCAGGAAGTTGGCTGTCATCAATCTCAGAAGAGTTTACTGTAAATGGTACAGGAAAAATGACTTACAATGGAACAATTCCAAAGCATTTTCATATTGTTTCTAATTTTGATATGACCACTTCATCTAATAGTCAGGTAATAGCTTTTAAATGGTTTAAAAACGGAACAACACCTTTACCGGCTCAGGTAAAAAGAAAAGTTGGTACAGGTTCGGATTTAGGTGCTGGTTCAGTACATGCAGATGCAATGCTTAATCAAAATGATTATGTAGAATTAAAAGTAGCAAACACTACTTCAATAACTAATATAACATTACAAAATGTATATTGTTTTGTTATGGGTATGCCAATGATATAAATAAAAGATTATGGAATTAAATTTCGAACAATTACATCTGTTTGTAGAGGGAATGAAAAGTTCCAGAGAACAAAATGCAGAAGAGCCAAGTTCTTATGAATATGGTTTAAATGGTAGATTATATTCTGAAAATGGGAAGCTATCTTATTCTTCTATAAAAGGAACTGTTCCTATTTATAACAATCCTAAAATCATAAAGTATTTAGGGTTTTATGCTTTTCCTGATGAATTATTGTTACTTGTAAAGTATGATGAAAATGCTACAGCCAATTTAACATCAGAAATTTCAACACAAATTATAGCAAATGATATTTCTATCAATCTTGATTTTGGAACTACACAATATGTATTCAGTAATGAATTAAGTATAGGCGCTATTGAAAATATAAATCAAGCTACTGTTCAATCTTCTCCACAACCTGTAGAACCATTAACAGAAAATTACAATCAATCTGGTGAAATCAAAACGATTGATTTTAACGAGTATTATTTACTAAGTGGTAAAACAGTACCAAATTATCAAATATGCACATTAGGTAACGCTAATACTATTCCTGAATACAACAAACAGTACTCTGATGCTTTTATAGTTTTAAAGAATGATGGTTATCATGCTTTTAAAGGTAGATTAGCCTGGAAAGGAAATCTAAATTGGGATATAAATCGTAAGATAACAACAGTAGGAATTGATGAGGGTATTCATTACAAGCGTGTATATTTTACAGATAACTTAAATCCTTTACGTGTTATCAATTTAAAAGACAAAAATTTATTCTATAGAACATCAGAAGAATTTAATGTATTACAAGATGCTACATTATTACAACCTAAAGTAAGAAAAATTACTGAAGGAGGTTCTATAAAGGCTATGTCTGTACAATATGCGTATCGTTTAATGACTGACAATGGACAAGTGACTTCTTTTTCTCCTTTTTCAGAACTTATAAAAATAGTAAAAGATGAAGATGGTTATGATTTTGCAGGTGGTGCAATTGATAGTTTAACCTCTAAACGTGTAGAATTAGATTGCCCTATAATTTCAACACTATATTCAAAAGTTCAATGTATAGCTATAGAATTTAAAACTGATAGCACACCTACGTCTTTTAGAAATTTAGGAATACAAAATGTTGATAGTGTTGTTTCTTTTATCCACAGTGGAAATGAAAGTGAATTAGAAGATATTTTAACTATAGAAGAAGTTATTGAAACTAAACACATCTGGACATATTGTAATGATATAACTATTAAAAATAACAAATTAATAGCAGCAGGACTTAGAAACAAACCTTATTCTCTTCAAGAAAAATATGTAGAAGATTTATTCTTATTTAAAGGTTGGGATGAATTAGGTGCATCTCATGATAATGCTTTAATAAATCCAACTCCTACTACATATAAATATTTTGATCCTACATATACTGGGGATATGATATATGTAGAGAAACAATTATATACTCGTTTCCTATTTTTTGGAAATGTAACATTGACTTTAAATAACAAGTTAAATCCAAATATTAGAGAGTCTATAACTTTTAAAAGCAGTGCTGACCAATATATAGATTATACATTAGATGTTGGGGCTTGGTTAAAAGGATTAAGTGCTGGAAAGTTAGAATTGTTTCCAAATCTAAAAATAGAACAAATAGATTACTCTATTTTATTTAGTCCTATAGACGAGCTTATAAAAACTAATATGTCTAACTATTATTTTACAACTTCTGTAACACAAGTTATTATAGATTTTGAAAATCAATATAGCATATTAGACACAGCTGTTAATCCTTCAGCTTTAGTTTTTGGAGCTCAAAGTATTGGCTTTAATCAAGGAACAGGTATAAGAGTTAGTTTCGAACAGCAGGAAGAAGCTATTTTAAATAAGTCACCAGAATTATATGATGGTGGAGAGCTTTTAAAATTACAAACACCATCTTTAAAAAAGACTTTTGTAAAAGATGAAATATACCGTTTAGGAATACAATGCTATAAATCAGGCTCACCTCTATTTACAATCGTATGTGGAGATATTAAAACACCAGCTGTAGGAGAGTTAGATTATAAGAACCAATCTGATGATGGAAATCAATTATTCGTACATAGACTTGAATTAAAAGTTGAGGTAAGAATACCATGTGAATTTAAAGACTATATAGACTCTTATCAGATTGTTTATGTGGAACGTACAGAAAACAATAGGACTATTTTAGCACAAGGATTAGCTGGTCCACTTATTAGATTAGCAACTATAAACCACCCTTCTGTTAATGGTACAGCATATGCGCCTGATGTATATGATAAATGGACACTTCCTTTCAATGGTGGGCCTTTATATTCAGTTAATGGCTTATTGACTTATACTATGTTAGGTGAGAATTGGGATGATTTTGAAGAATGGTCAGATGATTGGGGTGATACTTCAGATATACGCCAAAGAGTTTTCACACGTGAAATTGTAAATAGAAGAATGTTTTATTTTGATTCTCCTGATGCTATTTATTCTAAAATTTCAGACCGTAATTTTAAAAATGGAAAGATAGAAGTCTTAGGTAGAGTGAATACAGACCATACAGGACATCTTATTAGAAGTCGTTTTCCTGGAGATGAAATTCACCCAGCTTATGTTCTTGACGTAGGCACTGGCATTGGACTTACATTTGTCAGTGTGCCTCCTGGATTTCAAGAAAGTGAAATTTATAAATCATTGGCTTATTCTAAAAAGATAGGTTATACAAATGTTAGTGGTACAAGTTCATCTAAACCATATCACGTCAATGTAAGTGTATTCTCACAATTTACATTAGATAAAAAAACAATAGAAATAGATAAGACTACAGATTTATTAGCTAAAGGTGAAGTGTTACCATCAGCGATATTAGGAACTTCATTTGATATTTCAAATATGGCTTTAACATTATTTGCTCAAAATGCTTATAACAGTTCACTATTTTTAAGTGCTGTTTATCATGATAGGTTACAGCGGATATTATGTGGTTCACATAAATCCTCAAATAATAGTGAAGGATATCCATCTATATTTATTCGTGCTAAAGAAGATGTTTTTACAGATGATTTTATAGGTGCGCATAGATACAATCCAATAAAATCTAAACCTCATACTTGGGAAGGTGTAAGTAAGCTTGTAGATATTAATGGAGATTTAACAACTGAAGGTGTTCCCTCTACTGATGCACATGCTATTATCAATATAAAAATGGATAATGAAGGTAGCATATATGGAGGAAGAACAAAGTATGCTTTTTCTAAAAATGTATTTATACCATTGAGTGAAGTTATTCCATTAAAAGGAGCTACAGGAGATAACCAATCACAAAAATTTAATGTGCAAGGAGATTTTTATGTATCATTATTTTTAAGAACAAAAAATGACTACTCAAATGCTTTACCTCCAGAAAAACACGATATGCATCAAAACAATAATTATGTTGACGAGCATTATTTTGCTTCAATAGATGATTGGAACAGAGGTGGTGCATGGGCTTATGCTGTAGTTTTAGAAACAGAAATAGAAAGTAGATTAGCAGATAGCTATCGTTTTTATAGAGCATCAGGTGGTGTTAATTTTGATTTAGGTATTAATGAATTTATCAATTCAGCATACTATAAGAAAAATGATTTAAGAAAATACATACCGGTTCCATTTAATTTTAAAGATGATCCTTTAATGGTAAGTAGTATATCAGCATCTAAAACAAAATTAACAGGAGATTATGTTGATGCTTGGACTACATTCTTACTATATGAGTTCTATGAATTAGAAAAAAGTAAAGGTATCATTACCAATATAACAAATTGGAAAGATGAAATCTTTGCTATTCAAGAATATGAAACCAATCAAATAAATGTTGATACTACTAATTTTGTAACAACTAATGAAGGTCAAAGTGTAGCTATACAAAAAGGAACAGGCTCTACTTTTACAAATCATAAGAAAGTAAGTGATTTTGGTACTTCTATTCGTAGAGCTTTAGCAGAGGGAGAATTTGGGTTTAGCTTTATAGATGAGAAGAACAAAGCTTTCGTAAAATTCGGAGAAAGTCTTAGTTTACCTTTAGAGATACAATTAAAACTACAAGAATTATTCCAATACAATAAGATTATAGATACAGAAGGTTACTATGATGTAAAATATAAAGAGACAAACATTCGTATTCGTACAGAAAGTGGTCTTACTTATCTACTATCATACAATGAACTTTTACAAAAATTCAATGGTTGGTTAGCTTATGATAATGACATTTATATCACTTATGACAAACGTGTGTTTGCACCATCTTGTCAAATCAGAACTGTTGTTTTAGAATTGCCAGAAATTTCAAGTAATCTACAAGTGGAAATGCAAGTAGGAAAATATTCTGAATATCAGATAACTGTTGCTGAAGAAGTTTCAGGAAAAGGAACAGCACCAAAACCAGTTAGCTATACAGCTACGAATTTACCTGATGGATTAAATATCAATATCAATACAGGATTGATTTATGGAGTTCCTACTACAGTCGGTACTTACAATGTTCCTATTGTCGTAACAAATAGCGTAGGAGTTTCACAAGTAATATTGATAGTTATTGTAAACCCAGCTACATTAGTTGGAGAAACTAATAGTAGTTCAGAAGTTATAGGAGTACTTAGTTATTTAGAAACTGTAAATATTGAAGGTATTTCAAATGGTCAAGCTGATGTTTATGGTAAGCTAAAAGCTAAAGGTTTATTAGAGGTTACTATTAACGGTATAGCTACCACAAATGGAACTCTTATAGGTAGAGCATATTTCGATGAAGATATAAATGGTAGTAGTACTGTCACAGGTCAAATACAAGCCATAGGAAGTCTTTTGGGAATATCTAATGGCGTAGCATCAGTTGTAGGAGAAATCACTGGTAAGAGCTTTATTTACGGTATTTCAAATAATGTAGCAACAGTAGTAGGAGTATTATTACAACCATTAGAATTTACAGGTTATGCAACTACATATGATATTACTAACGATTGTAGAATATTAGTAACTGGTACATTCTCTCAATATGGTACACCACATTCAAAACAAACTGTTAATGATATTGCAATTATTGATAGCTGTGGTAATTTAGATGAAACATTCAATGCGAATATAGGTCTTGGGTTCAATGACTTTATGTATTGGGGTTATGGTTCTGCAATAAGTCACGATGGCTCTATATTTGTTGGTGGTTCATTTACTACCTTTAATGGAGTTAGCACAAATAGACTTGTCAAATTAAATCCTGATGGAACAAGAGATTGGTCTTTTGATATAGGAACAGGTTTCAATAAAGCCTCTGCTATACCACTTATAAATAAAGATGGTAGTGTATTCTATTTCGGTAGATTCGATACTTACAAAGGTGCGTGGAGAGGTCAAATAGTCAAACTAACTCCTAATGGAACAATAGACTATTCATTCAGTGGTTACTTTACGAGCAATATCCCTATACAGTTAATGGATGTTGGATATAACCAAATGATAGCTCATGGATATACTGTTGGATATAATGGTAGCTATATCCCTCATATCGTTAGAATAGATAAAACAACAGGTCAACGAGATTGGACTTTTAATGTGCCAGTAGGACCTAACATTGCCGGAGAAGGAAAAGTAATGTTCAGTTTTGTCGATGGAGAAAAAATTATAATGCTTAGTCAATTCTTTACTCAATGGGATAATTTACCGGCTGGTGGTATTGTAAGGTTAAATAGAAATGGTTCAAGAGATGAAACATTTGTTACAGGTACAGGTTTCACTGGTGGAGTAGTTTATAAAGGTGCTGTATTTGAAGGAAAATATATTATATCTGGTACGTTTACTGCATACAATGGAACACCTTGTCCTCGATTGGTACGATTAAATCAAGATGGTTCATTAGATAATACATTCAATTGGAATAATAATTATGGTGATTATGGACCTTACAATATGGTTGTAATGGGTGAGAACATTTATGTTTCTGAAGCAAGAGGTGCTGGAACAGCACAGTATCTGTTAGTTGTAGATAGAGATGGTAATGCTAAGAGAATGAAGAAAAACCCTAATAAGTGTATTCCTTTCTCTTGTGGTAGTAGATTAAAAGGTGTTATTTATGCAAAAACATATCCTTATGGTATTTTAGGTGTTAGACCTAACGACCAAATAATAGGAGTAAGTAATGGTAGTGCTGTAGTAAGTGCTGATATAATTGACATGCCTAATCCAAACTTAATGGTAGGAGCAAGTAATAGTAGTTCTACAGCAGAATTATATGTAATTACTTTTGATACAACTTGGAATGTTAATTTGAGTGGTGGTCAGTCTTCTCCATCCGGTACATTATATTTTCCTCTAAATATTGAAGAAACTTATGATTTCATTATAGAATGGGGTGATGGAACATCAGATAGACTTACTAATGCTGGTCAAGCTGATAGACATCATACTTATGTTAGTACTGGAACAAGTATTTATAATGTAAAAATAAATGGTATTATTCCTTTTCATTTTATTTTTGCAGCTTATGGTGTAACTTATACTGATGCAGCAAAATTAATATCTGTTGATAGATTTGGTCCTATGAAATTTTCTCAATTTGGAAGAACATTTAACGGTTGTATGAATTTAACAACTTTAGCTGATGATCCTAATTTTGAAACATTTACAAGTGGTGAACTTGTATTTCAAGATAATGAAAAATTAGTATCAGATATTACTAATTGGGATACGAGTAGAGTAACTACTATGAAAGGAATGTTTTCATACACCTCTAATTTCAATCAAGATATTACTAATTGGGATACAAGTAATGTAACGAATATGGAAGATATGTTCTTAAGTTGTTATGATTTTAGTATAAATCTTTTTGGGTTAGATGTTAGTAAGGTTACAAATACTAACCACATGTTTTACAAATGTTTTAAATTTAATGGTACAGTACCAGCATTTGGTCCTCTTTTGCAGAGTGCAATTCGAATGTTTTATGACTGTACAATATTCAACCAACCTTTAAGTCATTTAGATGTAAGTGGATTGCAAAACGCAAATAGTATGTTTCTAGCTTGTACAACTTTTAATCAAGATATTAGCGGTTGGAGACCTCAAATTACAAATGCAAATAGTATGTTTAATTATACTCCATTTTTCAATTCAGATCTTAATGATTGGGATATGAGTAATTGTGAAGAAATGACCTCAATGTTTAGTGGTTCAGCCTTTAATAAACCATTAAATCTTTGGAATACAAGTAGTTTAAAACTTACTCGATTTATGTTTGACTATAATCAGGTCTTTAATCAAGATATTAGTAGTTGGGATATGAGAAAAGTAGAAGACGCAGAAGCCATGTTTCAATATGCTAATGCTTTTAATCAAGACCTTAGTGGTTGGCAGTTTGAAAATTTAAAACATGCAGGCTTTATGGCTGGTAACAAAGGATATACTGATGAATGGAATTTCTCTAAATTAGAGACTGTTAGACGCTTCTTTGGAGATGTTTATAAAGGAGACCTAAATAAATTTGATATAAGTAATATAACAGACTTTACTTGGATTTTTGGAGGAAGTAATATTAATAAAGATTTTTCAAGTTGGGATGTTAGTCATGTAACTACAATCAATTTTTTTGCAGGAAATAACGCTGCTTTCAATCAACCTTTAAATCATTGGGATGTTAGTAATGTTACAGATATGAGTCAAGCATTTTGGAATACACCATCTTTTAAACAAGATATTAGTGACTGGAATATTAGTAATGTTACAAATATATCTACATTCTTTGGTGGTACTACTAATTACCCTACACATCTTGTTGATGCTTGTATAATAAAATGGAGTCAATTACCTTCTTTAAAAATCACTAGCATAACATTTGGAATTGGGAAGCATTCTGAAGCTTCGGTAGCTGCAAAAGCATTACTATTAAGTAATGGTGTAAATGTTACTACTGGTGGTTTGATGGCTGGAAAATGGTGTATAGGGAAATCTATAAAAGCTAAAGCTACAACAATAGGCTCTTTAAGACAAACAGTATCTATGGCCGCTACTTCAAACGGATTAGCTACTACAGATAACACTATGATAAGATTAGGAATATTATCAATACAAGGAATTTCTAATGGTTTAAGTACAAGTTCACTTGCTACAAATCCTTTTATCCTTGAAGTTACAACTACTACACAAAACCAAAATGTGATATTGCCTCTTGCTAAAACTTATAATTATGCTACTAATACAAGTCTTGTAGTTGAGTCAAATGTTGATTGGGGTGATGGTGTTGAACAATATATTGAGTCTAATACTTCTCTTAATAAATCTCACATTTATGCTGAACCAGGAGTTTATCAAGTTAAACTAACAGGAAGAATAGATGCTTTATATCCACTTAGTTATGGAAATACTAATAGTGCCTTTACTGATATAATTCAATGGGGAACTAATGAATTTAAAGAATTAACAGGAGCATTTAAAGGTTATCCAAATTTAAAATCTACAGGAGTAGGACCAATATTTTTTTCAGGAGAACATCTTACAGGTTTATTTCAAGATTCTACTTTAATAACTTCTGTATCTGAAAATTTATTTACTAAATGTCCAAATTTAAAATCAAATGCTTTTAAACAAACATTTAAAAATTGTAGATTAACAACAATTCATGAAGACTTATTTAAATCTAATACTGGAGTTTATAATTCAGCTTTTTATGAAACTTTTAAAGATAATAAGTTAATTTCAATACCTGAAAATTTATTCAGATATAATACAGAAGTACATGATTATGCATTCTATGGTACTTTTCAAAATAATGAAATAACAACAATACCAGTTGATTTATTTAAGTATAATACTAAAGCATTAAATTATACTTTTACACATACGTTTAATGGTAATTCACTTTTAACAGTAATTCCAGATAATATTTTCACGAATTTCAAAGGTACATTAGCTCCTTTTACTTCAACGTTCTCTAATACGGGTATTCTATCAATACCAGAAACCTTATTTGCAGGATTAGTAGATATAAAAGGTGGTGCTTTTTCAAGTACTTTTTCAGGTAGTCAAATAACATCAATACCAGCTGATTTATTTAAGGATAATATAAATGTAACTTCTTTTGCGGGTACTTTTGCAGGTACTAAAATAACAACAATACCAGCCGATTTATTTAGATATAACACAAAGGTTGGTGTATCTGCTTTTAGTTCTTGTTTTAATTCTTGTTCAGAATTAGAAATAGTTCCTTCTGATTTATTTAGATATAATACAGAAGCTTCTGCTTCTGCTTTTATTTTTACATTTGCACAAACACCTAAATTAAAAACAATACCAGCTGATTTATTTAGGTACAATACTAAAGTAACGACAAATGCATTTCAATATCTTTTTTATCTTAGTGGTATAACAACTTTACCAGCTGATTTATTTAGATATAATGTTTTAGCTAGTAATTACGCTTTTTATCTTATGTGTTATGGTGCAAACGAATTATTAACATTACCAGAAGGTTTATTTAGATATAATGTGAATGCTAATGTTGGTGCTTTTGATTACACTTTTTATGATTGTAATAAATTACAATTAAATAGAAATATATTTTATAATGATGGAGAACAGGCAACACGCTTTGCAGGTAGTACTGATATAACTTTTTCTGCTACTTTCAATAAATCAGAAGATTTAGGATTACCAGGAGAAGCCCCTGATTTATGGAATTGTAACTTAGGTACTACACCGGGAGCACATTCAGGTACTTTTGGTGGATTAGGGAATAACTCAACTAGTTTAAGTAATTATAATTTAATACCTGTAGATTGGAAATAAATTTAACTAATGCAACACCTTAATTATGGCAAAGAGTAAAATAGTAATAAAGTTTTTATCAATATGTGAACAAGGAGATAGACTTGATATCGTAGTTGATAGACAAAGTGGACCAGTTTTATTAAGAGAAAGTTTTACAAGAACTTTAAGTACAAGTGGAGTTTCTAATACTGGTTTAGTTGCATATTCAACAAGTCCATCAAGAGCCGCATCAAATTACTATGATGCTTTAGTAAGAGATTATAGCGGTTATACTTTTTTGACTTTTAGTTACAATTCTGTTCTTGGTACAGTAACAATATCAGCGGTTGATGAATGTACTATCTTAACAACATTTCGTGTTGCTTCAATACCAATAGCAAACCCAGATACTAAAGTAGAACCTACTATTACAAATGAAGATTGTCGTGGAGATATAGTTGCTGAATTTGAGAGTGCTGTTTATTTTAACCATATTTATTATCCTTGTGATAAAGTAATTGCAGAGATTAAAACAACAGTCCAATTAGCTACTTCTGACCAATTTGATTATAGTTTAGGATTAGAAAATCCTTTAAGTCTATCATTAGACAGAGGTATTACTTATCGAATGACAGGGTTAGATATTAATGGTAATGCTTATGATTTTTCATTTCAGACACCTTCAATATTAAATGTGAGTTTAGTTACTATAAATGTTCGTAATGAAGTAGGACAAGCAGTAGTAGATATTATTAATGAAACTAATTTAGAACTTCAATATAATATTGATAATGGAGCTTGGCAAGTTGGAACTACTTTTTATGTTCCTTTAGGAGCTTCCTATGTATTGTATGTAAAAGATGCTTATGGTTGTGAAGACTCATTAAGTTTTACAGTAGATGAAACTGTTATCAGTACCCCATTAATAGGGGAAAGTAGGTACTGTCCAGACCTTCATGAATTAAATGTAGGAAAATTCTTAAATTTGTTCGGTAAGCAACACACAATGAAATTAGGTTTCGTATGTAATGCAAGTCCACAGTACACTAAAATATTTAAACATATTCAAATGATATTAAGCACTGATTATGCTATCAAGAACGTTCAAGTAAAGACTTCTTTGAAACAAGAAAGATTTGTTCCGGGTAGTCATATGACTTATAGAATACGAGAAGGTATGCACTCTGTTCCTTTAAAGAACCCACAAGATGTGGCTGATTTAAGAGGTAGCTGGGCTTATATCGAATTAGAAATAGAATCTATTAATAACACTAAGGTTGATTTATTCTCTGTAATAATGCACCTAAGAAAAAGTACAACATAATGGCACTAACAGACACACCTCCGAGTTACTTAGACAATTTAAGAAACAATTTCGATGCATGGAAAGAAAAAGCTGATAAAGCTCAAAAGATAAAAAACCCATCTTATGAGCCTGTTAGTTTAAATCCTCCTGAAAAAAGTTTATCTGATGAACCTGGTTATGTAGACTATAAAGACTTTGATGAATCAGCTGACCCTAACTATCAACCAAGTACAGAACAAGGGATAAAAAGGACTGAGAAACTTATTGATAGACACGTCAATAAGAGTATTAAGATGAAAGATAAAGCTGATAGCCTTAGAGCAACAAACCCTGATAGGGCTAATAGAATAATGGATAGAAGTGAGAAACGATTGAATAGAGTATCTGAAAAAGCAGAAGGTCTTATGGACCCTGAATATGCAAGTTCATTAGGTAGTGATGTAGCCGCTGGTGGTATCGCCGCTTTAGGAGAACTACCGAGTATTGTAAATCAGTTTTCTGATAAACCAGAGTCGGCAAAAGAAGCTACCGGTAAAAGTTTATCTTTAACAGCGAGTGGAGCAAAAATAGGAATGGCAGCAGCTGGACCTTGGGGTGCGGCAGTTGGAGCAGTAGTTGGTTTTGGTAGTGGTATTATTGCTAATTCAGGTTGGAGAAAAGATCTTATGGAAAAAAACGATAAGATAGCACAAGTAGATTTAGATAATCAAAAGCAAGATAGAATGAAGCAATTATTTGAGAACTCTAATTCTGAACAATTACAGCAAGAGCAAAAAATGTTAGCACAATCATTAGGATATACACGAATTTCTTAAACATAATATTATGGCAGTACCAACAGTAACAGCATTAGATAGACTTCTAATAGACAATATGAAAAAAGGTCTTGGGATAGAGTCTGGAGAAAAAAAATACAAGGCCCTTAATACTTATAAAGGTCCTAATGGAGATAAGAAACCTACCTATGCATTTGGATTATATCAATTCGTTCCTTATTCTCATTTAGAAGATATGAGAAAGTATGCTGAAAAATATCCAGAATTAGGTATGGATATTAAAGATATGCCTACTTATGCTCAATTTAAAAAATTGCAAAATGCTAAAGATGATAAAGCAGTAGATGAATTATTTCAAGTTTTATATAATAATAAAGAATTTCAAGATGCTTTTTATGACCAATGGATGACTAAAGATATCATCCCTAATTCCAAAAAGTTACATGCTGAATTTGGTGAAAAGTATAATTTACCATTAGAAGCTTTTATTGCTTCTTCACATATTATGGGTTCTACAGGTGCAAGAACGAAATGGCTTGAAGCAGAGAAAAACCCAGCTGTTTTAGATGAAATTATTGATCCTCAAAATCCTATTTCAACTAATGATTACATTAAAAAATTCACAAAAGGAATTACAGATAAAGGTGGACAGTTAACTTATACTACACCTGAAGAAGATGCTATATTAGACCCTAATTACACCAATGTTGAAAACATTAAAAACAGTGTTCTTGATAATGCAGTAACACCAGAACAAAAAGGTTGGAAAAAGCATTTCACTGAATATGATGAATTAAATAAAATTTATATTCAAAAGCTAAACGACTTACAAAAAGCAGAAGAAACAGGTTTAGTCGCTTCAATAACACAAGCAGAAAAAGATGTTAAAGACGCTGAATATAATCTATATAAAAAAGGATATACCTTACAAAATGTTATAGACGAGAAAAGGCTTAAACAAGCTGAAATAGATGATAAGTTATATACGAAAAACCATTTAAAATATAAAGAGGCTCAACAAGTAATTAAAGAACTTAAAGGGAATGTTTTAGGAAAACCTAAACAAGTAGCTAATAAAGCTGAATGGTTAGAAGATAGACAGCCTAATTCTGGTTGGAAACTCAATAGTGGTT